TCATTGGTAAGATAAATGCTCCGATAGACGATGCGTTTACCGCATCATTTGGATATGGTGGATGTAATGATTGTGAGATTTCTAATATAACTCCAACCCCAACACCAACTAACACTGAAACACCAACTAATACTCCAACTGAGTCAGAAACACCAACTCCAACGGTGACTGAAACTCCTACGGAAACACCAACACCAACGGTGACTGAAACTCCAACTGAGACTCCAACACCAACTCCGAGCAGTGCCTAATTGAATTAAAAAAATTTTATTTACACTATACCCCCCCTTGTGGGGGTTTTTTGTTTTAAAAAATATTCAGTTTATTAACCTTATGATTATTTTTTTTGTAAAAATTAAATTAATGAAAATATTTGTTCAAATAGCCTCTTACAGAGACCCCCAACTCATCAAAACACTTAAAGATATGATTGGGAATGCAAAGAGACCAAAAAATCTAAGAATTGCGATTGCAAGACAATATCACCCTGAGGATAAGTTTGATGATTTGAATGAATATGAAAACGATAAGCGTTTTCGTATTTTGAATATTCCACATGAGGATTCTAAAGGAGTTTGTTGGGCTAGAAACTTAACTCAACAACTCTATGATGGTGAGGAGTATACACTACAGATTGACTCTCATATGAGATTTGCCCCCAATTGGGACGATGAAATGATTAAAATGGTTAAACAGCTACAAAAGAAAGGACATAAGAAGCCTTTGTTGACGGGATATGTTTCATCGTTTGACCCTGACAACGACCCAGCGGGTAGAGTTAAAGAACCATGGAGAATGGTGTTTGATAGATTTATCCCTGAAGGTGCGGTTTTCTTTTTACCTGAAACAATTCCCGGTTGGAAAAATTTGAAAGAACCTGTAACTGCACGATTCTATTCCGCACACTATGCGTTTACTCTTGGACAATTCTCAACAGAGGTTCAACACAATCCCGAATATTATTTCCACGGTGAGGAGATTTCGATTGCCGCTAGAGCATATACCTGGGGCTATGATTTGTTTCACCCACATAAGGTTCTTATCTGGCACGAGTACACACGTAAGGGTAGAACCAAGCAATGGGATGATGACAAACAGTGGGTTGATAAAAACAACAAATCCCACCTTAATAACAGAAAACTATTCGGTATGGACGGTGAAACTCAAGAAGGTCACGACGGCCCATTTGGTTTTGGTACTGAGAGAACGTTACAAGAATATGAAAAGTATGCCGGTATTTTATTTGAAAAACGTGCAGTTCAACAATACACATTAGATAAAAATTATCCTCCCAATCCATACACTTATTCAAATGAGGAAGAATGGAAAAAAGATTTTGCTCAAGTTTTCAAACATTGTATTGATGTGGGTTATGCAAGTGTTCCCGAAAAAGATTATAATTTCTGGGTTGTGGCTTTCCATGGTTCAGATGATTCAACTTTATTTAGAAAAGATGCTGACAAGGCCGAAATATCTCGAATGATGAATGACCCCGACAAATATTGTAAAATATGGAGAGAGTTTCAAACAACCCAGAAACCCGCGTACTGGGTAGTTTGGCCTCACTCAGAATCTAAAGGTTGGTGCGACCGACTCACAGGTAATTTATAAAACTCATGGTTACCTGGAATAACATCAAAGTTGCTGATAAGGGTTTTTTAATTAATCTTAAAGAAAGAGAAGATAGATTAAATCAATCTATTTTCGAACTTGATAAGAACAACATTGTTGGTGTTGAAAGATTTGATGCTATCAAAATTACTGAAAACAGTGATGAAGGTTGGATTATACGAGGATGTACCCACAGCCACATGGACATTTTGAAATTGCAAGTCGAGAACCAATGGAACAAAGTGGTAATTTTTGAAGATGATTTTTATTTGGATGTGTGTGACAATCAAAATCGTGAATTGGATAATAATATGATTGAAAACATTTATCACACAGATTTTGATATTTTATTTTTAGGGGCCTGCTTACTAGAGCCTGTAGAATATTTTACTGAAAATTTAATAAAACCAAATAAATTTGTTCAAACAACAACTTATATTACTTCGTTAAAGTTTGCTGAATATGTTGTTAAAAATTTTAACTACTTAGATAAAGAACTTGTTGTTTATGGTGAACAAATCGATAGCTACTATAGTGTTCTTGCAGTTAAAGACCACTGGTTGATGGATAATAGAACAAAGGGTGTTCAAGAAATTAAGAACCACGATTTAAAAATTTATTTTCACTACCCACTTTTTTTTAATCAAAGACCTTCATATTCGAACATCTTGAATAGGGATACCAATTATTCTGCGACGAACAAATTCAGAAACTTAAAAAATTTTCCCCAAACAAATTAAAATTAATATGAAATTAAAAAACATTCCTAAGTTTGTAGTTAACCTAAAAAGAAGGCCTGATAGATTAGAAAGATTCAAAAAACAAATGGAGTATTTGGGTTGGGAATATGAAGTTTTTGAGGCTATCGATACAAATTCGTACATGGGTATTACTAAATCTCAACTAGCAATAATTGAAATTGCAAAAGAACGAGGTTATGATAAAGTAATGATTATGGAGGATGATTGCGAAATTATGCCGTATGCCGAAAATTTTATTGAAAAATTAGATTCCGAAATCGAACATGTTGATTATGCGATTTTGAATTTGTCTCCCACATTAAATAGACATATTAATCGTGCTACAGGTTTTAACTATTTGTTAGATATGACAAATCTTCCAGAAAAACAAAACCCAGTTCACAGAGACATTTATGCCGCAAACATGATTATTTACGACAAGTCTATTTATGATGAAATGTTCAAAATTTCAGAAGTTGCTTTTCAAAGTGGAGATTATTATTATGCTTTGGACGATTTTACGTTTCAATTTATAGTTCAAAAATTTCAAAGCTATTGTCCCACGGTTCCGATAGCAACACAAGGGAATGATTGGTCAGACATTTCTCAAGGAAATTATAACAACTTCTACCTTCAAACCTACAATTGGAATTTGTTCAGCCCGGTAAAAATTCCTGGACATTTTTGTAACGCAGAAATTAATAAACAAAAAAGAAATGAAATTATAAAAGAAACTATAAATGTCAATTAAAATTATAACTTGTATCTATAGCGATTTAGCAGGTACTGAATACGGAGGACGACCCGCAAGAGGTGGTCATTACAGATGGAGTTTACTTTCGCTTTTGAAAATGACCGATGCTGATTTTTTGTGTTACACTTCTGAAAGAGAATATGAATCTTTGAAAAAATTTTTTTATGAAACAAATAACATCAGCCCTAACAAACTTAAGTTTAAAATTTTCGATATTTCAAATACAAAGTTTGCGGACAAAATTAATGAAGTTAAAGTTATCGATGATGTTAAACGTGGTGATAGGTGTGTTGAAATTCAATATTCAAAATTTCATTGGTGGTGGAATGAAGATAAATCTTATGATTATTACTATTGGTTTGATGCTGGCTTATCTCACACGGGTTTAATCCCTAACAAATATTTAAACACCACACATCCAGAGCGTAGATATTATGAATCCACATTATTTAATAATGAATTTTTAAAAAATGTTATTGAAGACACAGGTGATAAATTTTTAATTTTAGCTAAGGAAAATCAAAAATATTATTGGTCCGGCACTGTGAATCGTAGTTGGTATAATGAATTTGATGCTTCATACCATGTTATTGGCGGGTTGTTTGGAGGACATAAATCTAAGTGGGATGCTATCGTAAAAACTTTCGAGGATTATTTAGAAAAAATAATTACTCAAGATAAAGGTTTACCTCATGAAGAAAATATAATGTCATTGATGAAGGTTAATCATCCACATCTTTTTGAAGTTAAAGATTTTGATATTTGGTGGTGTCCGGATTCTGGTCCTAGAGATTTGGATGCTTCGTATTATACCGATAAAAAAAGTTTTTATAGAATTTTAGAAGAATTTAATAGAATTTATGAATAAAGTTACATTTGTTACCGGATTATGGAATATAAAACGAGATGAACTCTCCGAAAATTGGTCTCGTTCGTTTCAGCACTACCTTGATAAATTAGAACAACTTCTGAGTATTGATGCTAATTTAATAATTTTTGGTGAACAAGAACTAGAAAGTTTTGTTTGGCAAAAACGTAAAAAAGAAAATACACAGTTTATACTTCGAAGTCAGGAATGGTTTAGAAACGATTTCTTTGCTAAGATTCAAAAAATTAGAACATCTCCTGAGTGGTATAATCAATCTGGTTGGTTACCGGATTCTACACAGGCAAAGTTAGAAATGTATAATCCTCTTGTTATGTCAAAAATGTTTTTGCTTAACGATGCAAGAATTTTTGACCAGTTTGATTCTTCACATTTATTTTGGATTGATGCTGGTATTACAAATACTGTACACCCTGGATATTTTACTCACGATAAAATACATCTTAAATTTGACAAATTATTTAACAAATTTGGTTTTGTAGCTTTTCCTTATGCTGCTGAAAGAGAAATACATGGTTTTTCTTATCCAAAAATCAACAACTACGCAACTAATAATGTCAAATTAGTTTGTAGGGGTGGTATCTTTGGGGGTGCAAAAGATGTTATTAGTGATGTAAACGGCCTATATTATAACGTAATGCACCAGACCTTGTCAGACGGGTTGATGGGGACTGAAGAGTCTTTATTTAGTATTCTTTTATACAGACATCCGGACTTATTTGATTACTATGAAATTGAAGGTAATGGTCTGATAGGTAAGTTTTGCGAGGATGTCAAAAACGACAATCACAAAATAAAAAATACACAAGGTAAAGTTGCATATTCTGATTTGAATATTGATAACTCAGCATTATATGTAATTACTTTTAATAGCCCCAATCAGTTTGAAACTCTCATTAAATCAATGGAAATGTATGATAGAAACTTTTTGGACAAACCAAAGAAGTTTTTGTTGAATAATTCATCCGATTTATCAACTACAGAACGATATAAAGAGTTGTGTGATAAGTTTGGTTTCGAACACATTAAAAAGGATAACTTAGGAATTTGTGGTGGAAGACAATGGATTGCCGAGCATTCTCAGGAAAACAATTTTGATTTCTACTGGTTTTTTGAAGATGATATGTTTTTTTATAGCGGTCTTGACAAAACTTGTAAAAATGGTTTTGTAAGAAAAATTCCAGACCTCTACAACAAATCAATTCAAATTGCTAAAAAAGAATCTTTGGATTTTATAAAACTTAATTTTACCGAGTTTTATGGTGACAATGGTACTCAATGGTCTTGGTATAATGTCCCACAAAGTGTACGAGAGGAATATTGGCCGGAAAAATCAACTCTTCCAGTACAAGGGTTAGACCCAAATGCTCCAAGGACCAAATTTAATGAGGTTCGTTCTTACAAAGGTCTAGCTTACGGAATTGGTGAAGTTTATTATTGCAACTGGCCTCAAGTTGTTTCAAGATATGGAAATGAAAAAATGTTCTTGACAACTAAATGGGACCGTCCGTTTGAGCAAACTTGGATGAGTTACATTTATCAAGAAACCAAAAAAGAAAATCTTAAACCCGCTTTATTGTTTGCGACACCAACAGAGCATGATAGATTCGAATTCTACGATGGAAAGTTAAGAAAAGAGTCGTAACAAAGTATTTATCTTTGTATGGAATTTTTTATTCGCAAAAATGCTACTTTACCTGTATTAAAAATGGAAGTTGTTCAGGACGGACGAAGTTCTTATGGTGATACTATGGAGTTTTTAGAACTCTCAACAATTTACTTTTCAATGGTAAATGTCCAAACTGGAATTCCGAAAATTGTAAGTGCTCCTTGTTCTATTGTAAGTTTAATCCCAAACGAACCAGGGGCTCCAGTGGAGTATTACATTTACTACCAATTCACTTCAAGGCAAACCGACACTCCTGGTAGGTTCCAAGGACAATTTCTTATCAAAAATAGTGGCTTGCTTGGAACTCAAGCGGGAAGCTTGATTGTTCCCATTAGAGAGGAACTTTATATTAATATTGAAGATAGTTTTATTTCTGAGCAGGCTTGTTGCTAAATTGACCGATTGATTTTGCTTGATTATATTTATTGAAGAATGAGAAAGACAAACTTCACCATTTGGTGAAAGCTAATGTGTCGCTCGGTAAAACTTTAATAATATGATTGATTCAGAAATCATTAAAACCTTCCTAGAGGGGAATGACCCCGAGGAGTTTATTGTGGCTTGTGAGTTTGACTATATGTCGGATTCAATCTACAAAATCAAAGAAATTCCTGGTAAGGGAAAAGAAATCCGTAAAGATACTTTTATTCCATTTTGCTGGGTCGGAGACCTGCATAACATGGGTTTTTATCAAAACTCAAAAGGGTTGCAGAAAGAAGCAATGACCAAGCATGGAATTGTAATAACCAAACTGGATACTCATGGAGACCCACGAATGGAAAAAGGGTTGACCTTTATGGTTAAATCTCTCAAGGGCTATCGCAGTTTAATTCAATTTTTCCGTGAAGGTGGTGCTGACCCTTGGAGCGAAAAATTTAAAGAGAAAATTTTAATTCTCCCCCCCGTCGAACAGTACTTTATTTCAAAGGAAAAACGATTGTTCAAAGGATTTGAGGATTATGATGAAGTTACCCGATTGGTATTTGACTTGGAGACTACCTCTCTTGAGCCAAAGGATGGTAGAATCTTTATGATTGGTATTAGAAGCAACAAGGGTTATAATAAAATTATTGAATGTATTAACGAGGAAGACGAAGCGAGAGGATTAAGAGAGTTCTTCGATATTATCAACGAGCTAAAGCCAAGTATTATTGGGGGGTATAATTCAGCAAACTTTGACTGGTATTGGATTTTTGAGCGTTGTAAGATTCTCAAAGTTGATATCAGAAAGATTGTTAAGTCCTTACATCCCCAACATTCTATTTCTCAGCGAAAGAATATGTTGAAACTTGCCAATGAGGTTGAGGAATTTCAACAAACAACTATTTGGGGATACAATAACATTGATATTATTCACGCTGTCCGTAGAGCTCAAGCAATTAATTCTTCGATAAAGAGTGCGGGTCTTAAGTATATTTCTGAGTTTATTGGAGCTAAGGAAGAAGACCGAGTTTACATCGGTCACGAGAACATCGGTAAAATGTATACCGATAATCATGAGTATTGGTTAAACCTCAAAAATGGTGAATACCGCAAAAAGGGGGATTTTATGGATTTAGATAAGAAATTCCCTGACACATATCTCCTAACTACTGGTAGCGATATTGTTGAACGATATCTTCAGGATGACTTGGAGGAAACCTTAAAAGTAGATAAGGAATTTAACCAGGCTTCTTTTCTTCTAGCTTCGATGATTCCAACCACCTATGAGCGTGTATCGACTATGGGTACTGCTACTCTTTGGAAGATGCTTATGCTTGCCTGGAGTTATAAGAACAACTTGGCTGTTCCTGCACGTCAGGGTAAAACAGAATTTGTGGGTGGATTGTCTAGATTGTTAAAGGTGGGGTATTCCAAGGATGTTCTCAAACTTGACTTCTCTTCTCTGTATCCGTCCATCCAGCTTGTACATGATGTATTTCCTGCTTGTGATGTTACCGGAGCTATGAAAGGTATGCTTAAATACTTCCGGGATGCTCGTATCAAATACAAGCAGCTTGCTGAGGAGTATTACGAGATTGACCGAAAGAAGTCCGAATCTTATGGAAACAAGCAGTTACCGATTAAAATATTTATCAACTCCATGTTTGGTGCGTTGTCAGCTCCTCAGGTTTTTCCGTGGGGAGACATGTATATGGGGGAACAAATTACCTGTACAGGTCGTCAGTATCTGCGTCAGATGATTAGGTTTTTCATGGCCCGTGGATACACTCCACTTGTAATGGATACTGACGGTGTAAACTTTTCATTGGCCGATGGCGCAAAGGATAGAAAATATGTTGGTCGTGGACTTAACTGGAAAGTAAAAAAGGGTAAGGTCTATGAAGGCGCTGAAGCTGATGTTGCCGAGTATAACGATATTTTTATGAGGGGGGAAATGGCTCTTGACACAGATGGTGTATGGCCATCATGTATTAACCTTGCTCGAAAAAACTATGCGGTTATGGATTACAAGGGTAAGATTAAACTAACAGGTAATTCAATCAAATCTAAAAAGCTCCCTGGTTATATTGAAAAGTTCTTGGACAAGGGTATAAAGTTGCTTTTGGAGGGTAAGGGTAAAGAGTTTGTTGATTACTATTATGAGTATATCGAAAAGATTTACAATAAGCAGATTCCTTTGGCTTTAGTGGCTCAAAAAGCACGAGTTAAGCAAACCCTTGAGGATTACAAAGTTCGTTGCACACAGACCACAAAAGCGGGGTCTCTGATGTCAAGGCAAGCTCATATGGAACTCGCCATTCAACACAAGATGAATGTTAACTTGGGAGATGTTATTCTTTATGTGAATAATGGTGAAAAAGCTTCACATGGTGACGTTCAAAAAGTTCCGGCGAAGAGACATTCTGAGTTACAGAAAAAAAAGCATTTTGATAAAACTGGTGAAGTTTTGCAAGATGTTGCATCTTATATTAATTTAAATTGCTACATTTTGGACAATGATGAGTTAGAAAACAACCCAGACATGACTGGTGATTATAATGTTGCTCGTGCAATTGCGACTTTTAATAAGCGTATTGAACCGCTTTTGGTATGCTTCAAGGATGATGTTCGAAAAGAATTTCTTGTAAACAATCCAGAAGAAATGGGTATTTTTACTTATACACAATGTGAATTAATTAACGGGTATCCAATGGGCCCTGGTGACCAGGATGAGCTAGAAGAAGTCATGACGCTTTCTGATGGCGAGGTTAGATATTGGGAAAAACGAGGTATTTCAGAAAATTATATCTACGATTTGGCTGAAGAAGATTGGAAGTCGTATATTTACAGTCATGAAACTGAAACACATTGTTAATCTGAGCCTTGACAACCCAGGAGCAGACTTTTGGATTGTTCGTCGTGGTAATGCCAACCAAGTTGGTCGACCTACTCGTGAATACTCTCCCGAGCACATTGGAGTAAGCGTAACTCGTCCAGATTTGGTTCTGGCAGATTATCTTTACTACTTATTCGAGTTTATGGCGAGCAATGGGGTATTTGCTCAATTAGCTCAAGGAACTACTGGTCTGAAAAGTATTAGTGTAAAGGATTTAAAGAATATTCCTCTTAGGACATCTTAAGTCCGTCAGAGGAAATAATATACCAAACTCCTGCGCAGAATCTAAATTCTACGCAAGCCCCTTTATCAATTAAAAGTTCGTCATATTCCTCATCGATTCTACCAACATCAGGAATTATTAGGACTTTTGTCATCGCCTTTATAACTGTGTGGTCGGTTGAGATACTGTCTAGACGGACTTTTGAATGTTCCACACCCCTTATTACGATACATGCTTCACCGTGCGTTTCGTAAAAAGGTTCCGAAACCACTGCAGTTTCTGAGGTGTTAATTAATTTACCGTGAATAACCCTTTGTGAGGGTGCATTTTTAATTACAGCCATTCTATATTACATAAATTTGTCTGGGCATAGCTCTATACTTCATTTGCTTGTTCAAATTTTCAGCAAGCAGCGCTTCTTTTTCCATTTGTTTTTCTGGACGAAGTCTTTCGAGACGAAGTTTAAGCTCCTCTTCCAATTTAACCTTCTCATCTTTTGATTCAGTTTGTAAGGACTGGTAGTCCATTTGTAGTTCAGAATCAGGAGTTTTAAGGTTACCAGAGAACTTACCCCTTACTCTTGCTAAAGTTTCTTTAGCATAAGCGGTAAACCATTTTCTAACCCATTGTTGGGCTGGAACGTTTAAATCCTCCCAACTAAGTTCTTCAATGGGTACGTCAGATGGTAGTTTAATTATATCTGGATTATCTTTTAAACATTTTGCTCTACTATCACCGTCAACATCGTAATACCAATACCAAACAGCTTTACCTGTGTAGGAGGAATAATTACTGAACGAAAAGTTAGAGCCTGGTGCATTGTATAATGTTACTAATCTTTTTCCATCGGGAAGCCCAGTAATTTTATAGGTCAAGGCACCCCCCAATATTCTGTTAAGGATATTGGCTTCTTGGAATCGAAGTAAATAATCGAATCCACTTAACATAAAATATGAACCAGCATTTCCTATTTGAGCATATCCTGCTTGGTTCGCCCCCAATCCCAAACCACCAAATCCATAATCAGTTGTACCAAAAAGGGCTAAATTTTGAAATGGTTGGTTAGAAAACCATAATAGTTCGTTGATTTCACGTCCAGCTGGAATTTCGTATGATTGTGTATTGGCACTTAAAACAAAATAATCTTTCTTCAAAACATAAGGGCCTGTTGTTTGCAAACCAACTATCTTCGAATAAGCGTATGTGAACTGGTCCTCCAAATTAAATGTTCTTGTTGTAAGAGCTCTTGCAACAGATTTTTCACTCATGTTCAAGTTAACCAAGTTAACCCAATTTGACTCGATAAGCCAATCTAGTGTATATTGTTCGTAATCTTGGATGGATAACTCCATCAAGGAATCGAGCATATCGTCCTCCAATTCTACGGCTCTCAAGGGCGCACCTAATTGGTGACGTAGTCTAGTATAAATTCTACTTCTTTCGGGTTCTGGTAATACTGCCATATCAATAAATACCTTGATTATCTCAAATCGTAAATCAATGATTTTTTATCGAAAACATAATTACCCAAAACTATTTCACCGTTATTTTCAAAAACAGCAACTTGCTTTCCTCTAACAAAAACCATCAAATCGACATTATATTTTGCTACTTCTCCAGTTTTAGTTACAACGAACTTGTTGTTTTGTTCAATTATTTCAGCATAACCTTTAATTTGTGCCGTTTTCTTTTTTCCTTCAATAACCAAATGGGCATCAATCTTTTTTTCAGCATCAATACTTTTACCTGCACCTGAAGTGTTAATAACTTTAACATTTGGTAAACCTTCGGTTAAAGTTTTTAGTGCTGACTTTTCTCTGTTAGAACCAACTTTCTTTTTTTCTGCCAAAATTTTTATTAAAGTTTGAAAAACATTTTCTTTCACATCAAAAATTGGTTTAGCAAATTTCTCAATTAAGTTTGCAAATCTTTTCATTTCCACAACTTGTTCTCCGGGGCTTTTCTCAGTAAAGTTTATTAATGCCTGACCTTCATCAGATTCCAAACGCTGATTGATATCACGCATTATGAAACACAAAGCCGAGTAACTTGTATTCAAAAAATTAATATCACTTCGTCCAGGTTTTTCTAAATAATATACTCCAGGTATTTCACCATTTTCTTTTTTATTGTGATACTTGTCTTTAAAAACTTTTTCAAGTACTGAATTGATAGTATTTTTGTAAAGATTTCTTGCTTGAGTGTTCACGTTAAATAACGTTCTGAAAAATTCTACTTCGGCTCTACTACAGTATTCAATCTTTGTTTCTTTCAAAAGAGCCCCCATTTCTTTGGATTCTAAGAGTTTTGTTTCTGTTTTTAGTTGATACATTTTCTGAACAAATTCCCAGTTTACAACAGTCCAAAAGTTTTTGATGTACTCGTCTCTTTTGTTTTTGTATTTGAGGTAATAAGCGTGTTCCCATAAATCCAATCCGAGAATCGGGTATCCCCCCCCTTCGATGATGTTCATAAGTGGATTGTCTTGGTTGGGGGTGGACATAATTTTAAGTGTCCCTTTGTTTGTTAAAACGAGCCATACCCATCCGGAACCAAATCTTTGACGAGCCACGTCTTCAAAACTTTTTTTGAACTTTTCATAAGAACCAAAATCTTTTTTAATTTTAATGATGAGCTCTTTGCTTGGTCTTTGTTGGGTGGGGGAAAGCATGTTCCAGAATAGTGCATGGTTGAATGCTCCACCAGCGTTGTCCCTAACCCCTTTTGGGTAGCGTGAGATGTTTTTAATTATTTTTTCTAAGTCGTGGTCGCCTTTTCTTTTTTTAAGCATGGCGTTGAGCTTATCCACATAACCTTTGTAGTGTTTGTTGTAGTGAACATTCATAGTTTCTGAATCTATGAATCTCTTTACGGCTGAGTAACTGTAAGGGAGTTTTTCTATTCCTATGTTTTTTCCTTCCTGGAGAAGCTCTCTTACTTGTTCTTTTTTCTGTTCGTGGATTATTTGCTCTTGTATTTTATTAACTTGCTCTTGTAAATGTTGCATGGTCTAATTGTTTTTCTATAAATAATAGAAACCGACCGATTATTTTTTCCGATTAATACTGTTTAAAATTTCTTCTACAATATTTGTTTCGTCTTGGGCTCCATCGCCCATAACGGTGGCTATAATTCTTTTTTTAATGTTTAATATGTCGTATATGATACCTTCAATTGTGTTGTCAAAAATGGGGTAATAAACAAGGACGTTATTCTTTTGCCCATACCTGTATGCGCGGTCTTCAGCTTGGCTGTGGTCCGAAGGAAGAAATGATAGGTCATTCATAATAACAGCTTCTGCTGCAGTTAATGTAATTCCAGTTCCAGCTGATTTAATATTACCAACAAACACTTTAACCTTTTCATCTTCTTGGAATTTGTCCACAGCTTCTTGTCTAAGTGCTTTACTAGTTGACCCATCCAAACGAACCGCTGCCTTGCCAAAATGGTTGTAGATGGTCTCCAAAGAGTTCGTAAAATTGCAAAAAATAATTACCTTCTTTCCTTGTTCAATAATATTTTCAGCAAGTTCGATTGTGTGCTGAGTTTTTTCATCAGCAATTAACTGACGGACTTGTACGAGTTTGGAAAATTGTATTGACAGGTTTTTACTTTCTTCAGGGTTTTTTTCATACCAATTGTAGTATTCCCCCATTAGTTCCTCGTAGTTTTTTGAGCGAAGTCTAAGGTATACTGGGGTAATGATTTTCTCTGGTAAATCCAACACATCTTCTTTTAATCTTCGAAGAATAGTTGCACCCGTTCTATCTCTTAATTCCTCCAAGTTGGAAGCACCCATTACGTTCCAAACTTTTCTTGGACCAACCCTAAATTGGTAACCCGCACAATATCTGATTACATATGCCATCCAATTTTTGGCAACTGGAGAATCAACCAACGACAAAAGGTTGAAGTAATTAATTGGACGAGATGTCATTGGAGTTCCTGTCAATAACCAAAGTCTTTCAATGTTTTTAACCAAATCATTGATAAGCTTTGTCCGCTGTGCTTGAACGTTTTGAATATAGTGTGCCTCGTCGATTATTACCAAATCAAATTTTGATTTGAACATTAATGAATTCTTGGGGTCTTTAGAATCGTGAAAATTTTTGATGATATCATAGTTTATTATAACAATCTCAGCATCTTCAGAATAATTTTTTCCCTCACAAACATAACTTGTCTTATCGCTGTATAGTTGGTATTCCCTTTGCCAGTTGATTTTTAGAGTAGCTGGACAAATAATCAAAATCTTTTTTGCACCTGTTTCTAGCGATGCAATAATGGTCGATGTTGTCTTGCCCAAGCCCATATCATCAGCAAGAATATATTTTTTGTTTTTCAACAATTCTTCAATGGCAGTCTTTTGGTGGTCAAGAGGGGGGCGATGTGAATATTTTGAATAATCAACCTCGGCAATCTCAACTTTGTTGTCCTTAATAATTGCTGCTTTTGGAATCCACAAGTCCGAAAATTCATCGTTTTCAAAGAATTTCCCCCAAATGTGGTAAGCTTTATCTTTCTCAGCTAAAAGCTTTTCAATCCACATCTTTTCTGGGATATTCATCAAAAATCTTTCATCAGCGATTTTGTTGGCAAAGTAAGTGTCAAGAACCACCCACTTCTTGGCTACCATAGGAACCTTATCGTGGTTTAATAAAATGTATTCGGCCTGACTTCTTGTTGGATAAAACTTTGAATTTTTATCTAGCTTTGCTTTCAGAGTCAAAAGATAATTGTTAGCTCCTTCGTAATTGTCCAATACCGAAAGTGCTTTTGATTCAATGGGTAATTCAGTACTCATCATTTAACATGAACATATTCTCTTGAGCTCCAATATTCATTACCACCATAATAAACAAAAATTTCTTCACCTTTTTTTATGTTCCTAGTTGAAATAAAATCTATTGAATTATTTTTTACATTGTTTGTAAAATTACAATTTGGTTGGTCGGAGTGATTGTAAAGTGAACCATAACCTAAGGCAATCACATAACTATTGAAGTTATTTTCGTCCTTCCACCAATATCTATAATCACCAAGCATTGGATTTTGTTCCTCAATAGGTAATTTTAGAATCGGTGCTATTTCAATTAATTCCCATTGTTTTATATCTTCTGCCGCAAAAACTCCCAATCCATGAATTGGGCTTTTTTGCACAAAAACTTTAAGGGGTTTATTTTCAGACATATTTTAAAACAAATATATTATTAATAGTGGTATTTATCAATATATTAGTTATGACAAATAAATTAGTACCAATTACTCGGCTAGGTAAGTTCTTCGGTGGTGAAGATTATTCTTTAGATATTTCTATGGGACAAGAATGGCTCGAGGGGGATATGAATTTTACTGTTGTATTATATCGTATTGACAGATACAAAACTAGAATTGATGATGTTTATGGAGAATCTCCGGAACAAGGTATACAATTCCTTGCACCTGTAGAACTTAAAGGTTATGTTCAAATTTTGGGACCTACTGCTCAAAGACTTGGTGATTCTAGAATTGAACAAAATGAACCTGGCAATATGAGGTTCTCTGTATATCAAGCATACCTTGAGGAATTGGGTGTTGAAATTGCTTATGGTGACTATTTGGGTTATTACGAGTCAGAGGATAAAGTAAGGTACTATACGGTTGCTGATGATGGTCGTGTTGTTTCAGACAATAAACACACTTATGGTGGGTACAAACCGTTCTATAGAACAATTATTGCTGTTCCTACTTCACAAAATGAATTCTTTGGAACCTAATGGCATTACCTAAAGTACCCATATTCAAAAAACAGGTAAAACCAGATATTAATTTGGTTCCTCCAAAAACTTTATCCGCTAGGAGAGAACAACTTCTTCAATTTATTAATGAAGATGGTACTTATCTTCCTCAGAGTGTGTTGCACGCCGATTTGGATGGCGGAATGCTTGAGTTTGTTCAAAACTCCTTAAAAACTACGGTATCTGGTAAAGACATTAACGTTGTCGATAAAATTATTACTAATCAAAGGTGGTCACAATTTACGGAAACATGGAATTTTGTGGACCAAGATTTTAATGTTCAATTGCCATTTATTACCGTTGTTCGACAACCTGAGGTTAAATACGGTTCAAATCCATCACTGCAATATACAATCCCAGTAAGAAAACAATTTTATTACGCTAAAGTTCCAACTTGGAACGGAAACCAAAAAGGGTATGACATATACACTATTCCTCAACCAGTTCCAGTGGATATTAACTATAGTGTCAAAATTCTTTGTAATAGAATGCGTGAGTTAAATACGTTCAATAAAAACGTTCTCCAAACTTTTTCTTCTCGCCAAGCGTATACTTTCATAAAAGGTCAATACGTACCAATTATTATGAATGGTTTATCAGACCAATCGATTATTGATGTTGAAAAAAGAAATTACTACATACAAAGTTATGACTTTACAATGTTAGGTTATTTAATTGATGAAGAAGAATTTGAGGTTAAACCAGCAATTTCAAGAGTTGTTCAACTTTATGAAGTGGATAGTCAGGTTCCAAAAGGAAAAAGAGCTGAAATTATTCCGGCAAATCCTGATGAGTTTGTATATGATTTATTTTATACCTCTGGTAATACAACAATTATTGATGATAAAGTCGATTATAGAATTAATCTAACATTAGTAAAAAGTCTAAATGTTGAAAATTATTTTGTTTATATCAACAATGATTACTATGGGGAAAATGTTGATTTTATTCAACTTAACACCGGAGATTTATTAAGAGTGGATATTACTAAGGAAACTCCAGGTCAAGAAGCTAATATTGAGTTCCAGGCAAAGCTGGTTTAATTATTCACCGTAGATATCTTTCTGCTTTTTACAATTATCTAAAATTAGTTTTTCAAGATACTTGTAAATTTTCAAACCATTCTCATCACAGTATTCTTTTAACACTTGATGGGTTGTTTCCGATATTTTGAGGTTCTTAATCTTCTTGGGGGTACTTTTCATAAGGTAGAAAAAAGGTAGAAAAAATTCTGCCCACTTACTAATACATATTGAAAAGTCAAGTTTTTTGAAAAAAAATTGAATATTTATCATTAAAATAAAACCGATAAAGAAAAATTACAAATGTTTTTTCAAGTAACATCTCAAGCAAACCAAAAAGTTTTTGTATCCCCAGGGGTATACACATCAGAAACTGATTTATCGTTTGTTGCTCAAAGTGTTGGTGTAACCACTTTGGGTTTAGTGGGCGAAACACAAAAGGGGCCTGCCTTTGAACCTATTTTCATCACTAACTTCGATGAGTTTCAAACTTTTTTTGGTGGTACAATACCCACCAAATTTATAAACACACAAATCCCAAAATACGAAGCGGCTTATATTGCCAAAGCCTATTTGCAACAATCTAATCAGTTGTTTGTAACTAGAATACTTGGTTTGTCGGGATATGATGCAGGTCCTTCATGGAGTTTGCAAGCTATTGCTAATGTTGATGGTACCACTGTTGGTATCAACACTAGTGTAGCAACTGTACCTTTTTCGGTGACTTTCTCAGGATTTTCCACGGGGTCAACTGTTAATTTTAATGCAGGTCTACCCGCATTGATTTCTAATTCGTTGTCAACTTCTTATACACTAGCTGATGGTTCAACGTCAACTTACAATGCTGACTTTTTAAATTTTATGTTGGATATTTCGGGTAATACCAGTCTCTCTGCGTCTACCGCCAACGTTTATGGTTCCTTACCAACTTCGGATTATAACACATTAAACGGTACTTATTCTAATTTGGATAATGTTTTTGGTTGTGACAATTTAAGTTTGGACTTTGCAGATTTGACAAACGGCGTGAATGATTCTTGGTATTATGCTACTTTTGATATTACAACTAATAATAGTTATTCTGGTTATTCTTGGTATTATGATGTAACTCAATATGTTACAGGAGCTTCAGGATTTTTCTCTGGAACAGTTACTGGTGATTTATTTACCTATTCCGGCACTGCTTATACAGAATGGAACAACTTAATTCTAGCAACACTACGCTCTCGTGGTATTTCTATTTATACGGCTAATGAACACGGACCACAATATCAAGTAACTGGTTTAACTGATTTGAATTTAATTTGCACCGGTGCTTATTCTGGTATTTCTCTAAGCCCTTTTGCTACATTCCAATTGAGTGGTGTTACATACGAAGGTAAAACATTTTCTTTTGACACCTCATTCGATTCAACAAATGCTAACTACATTACTAAAGTTCTTGGAATAGCTAACTTCTCGAAACCAAGGCAAGAAGTTCCAATTTACGTTGAAGAATCTTATCTTGGAATGTTAAACTATGGATATAATAAAGGATATGTTCGTGGGGTAAAATGTGATTTGATTGCTCTTCCTGAAGCTCGTGATAAAAGTTCTACAACATCTATAGCTTGGTTCTTAGACCAATATCAAACTCCGAAAACTCCATACTTTGTATCGGAATTACGTGGTAACAAAGTTTTTAATTTATTTAGATTTGTAACAATCAGTGATGGTAACTCGGCAAATACTGATATAAAAATTTCAGTAGCTAACATTTCCTTCAACAACCAAACATTTGATGTATTAGTTAGAGATTTCTTTGATACAGATGCTAATCCAGTTGTTTACGAAAAGTATACCAATTGTACTATGGACCCAAGTCAAAACAGTTTCATAGGTAAAAAAATTGGCTCCGTAGATGGAGAGTATCCACTTAATTCAGCGTATGTGATGGTTGAGCTTTCAGACGAATATCCGGTCGACGCTTTACCTTGTGGATTTTTTGGTCTTGAAGAAAGAGTTTATGAAAGTGCTACAAATCCTTCTCCGTTTCCAATTATTAAAAACAAATATTTCTTCCCTGGAGAAACTATTTTTGACCCTCCTTTTGGTACTTCTGCTGGGGGTGCAAACATTACTAGTTCTTCCGGTGATATTGTTAGAAGAACTTATTTAGGTATTTCATCTCAATTTGGAATTGATACTGATTTATTACAATATAAAGGTAAAAAAAATCCTGTAGTTGGATGGGATTTAGCTACAACTTCAGAACCTTGGAACTATCAAACTAAAGGTTTCCACATGGATTCTGGAGCAACTGTTGTTACAATTTCCAATTCACAGGTTACAAGTGGTACACCAGCGTTTGTTTGTGGTGTTGCTAGTTTTGATTCAGAACCTACTTCACAAGAAAGTCCATATTATTTTATTTTCTCAAGAAAGTTTACATGCGTTTTCCAGGGTGGTTTTGATGGTTGGGACATTTATAGAGAATTTAGAACTAACCAGGACAGATTTGCTTTAGGAGCTTCCGGTTATTTACAAGGTTCGACACAAACACAAAGGTATCCTACAGCTTCTGGAGATGGTACATTTAAGAGAATTGTTGTTGAAAATAACACTCAGGACTTTGCTAACACCGACTATTACGCTTATTTATTGGGTCAACTAACTTTTAACAATCCTGAATCTACAAACATTAACGTTTTTGCTACACCAGGAATTGATTATATTAATAATTCTAATCTTTGTGAATTAGCAATAGGGATGGTTGAGAATGAAAGAGCAGATGCTGTCTACATTGTTACAACACCGGATTATAATATGTATGTTCCTGATGGTACATCACAGTATGAAATAGTTTACCCTCAGCGAGCTGTCGATGACTTAGATAATACTGGAATTGATTCTTCGTATACTGCAACTTACTATCCGTGGATTCTCGAAAGGGATACTGTCAATAATACACAAATTTACATACCTCCAACAGGACAAGTTTGTAGAAACCTTGCTTTAACTGACAATATCTCATTCCCTTGGTTTGCTTCAGCTGGTTATACTAGAGGTCTTGTCAATTCTGTTAAAGCTAGATTGAAATTAACCCAGGAAGATAGAGATACTCTTTACCAAGGTAGAATTAATCCGATTGCTACATTCTCTGATGTAGGAACTGTAATCTGGGGTAATAAAACTCTTCAGATAAGAGACACTGCTCTTAATCGTCTGAATGTAAGAAGATTATTGTTACAAGCTAGGAAATTAATTTCTGCTGTCGCAGTAAGATTACTCTTCGAACAAAATGATGAAATTGTAAGGCAGCAGTTCTTGGATTCGGTAAACCCAATCTTGGATGCTATACGTAGAGACCGCGGTCTATACGACTTCCGTGTGACTGTTGCATCAACACCAGAAGATTTGGATAGAAATACGCTCACGGGTAAAATTTATCTTAAACCTACTAAGGCACTAGAATTTATTGATATTGAGTTTTTGATTACACCTACTGGTGCGTCATTCGAAAATATTTAATATCTTTGGGGTGGGAAAAATGACTTTCCCACCCTTTTTTTGTCTTACAGAAAATGAAAACGAAACAAGCATCGTCCTTCAAAACTGGAACCCCAGACCTCAAATACTATGCATTTGATTGGGACGATAACCTGGTGCACATGCCCACAAAAATAATCCTCTTAGACATTACCGGTAATAAAGTTCCAATGTCTACAGAGGATTTTGCCACTTACAGAAATAAGATAGGCAAGGAAAATTTTAAATACAATGGAAAAATAGTGACAGATTTTGCACCAGACCCCTTCCGGTTTTTCGGAGTAGATGGAGACAAAGACTTTTTAGTTGATTCCCTCAAAGCAAAACTTGGTCCAGCATGGAATGACTTTAAAGAAGCAGTTAACAATGGGTCTATTTTTGCAATTATTACTGCGAGGGGACATAATCCAGAGACAATCAAGCAAGCAATTTTTAATTACATCGATAAAAACTTCGGTGGTATTTCAAAAAAGGAGCTTACTAAAAATCTAAAAAAATTCAGAGATTTTGCGGAAGAGGATAAGATGACCGATGATGAATTGATTTGGTCTTATCTGGAGATGAATAAATATAATCCTGTTAGTTTTGGTGTTAAAGACGCTGCTGCCAGCCCAGAAGATGCAAAAGTTTTGGCTATGGCTAACTTTGTGAATTATGTAAAAGCCATGGCAGTAACACTTCAAAAAGCAGCTTTTCTTAAAAAGGACGTTGCAAACAAATTCATCCCAAAAAAACCTACAATAGGTTTTTCAGATGATGATGAAAAAAATGTAGATAGTATTAAGAAATACTTTAATAGTATTAAAGAACCTATTAAACTATATTCTACTAAAGGAGGTATTAAGAAAGAAATTAATTAACTAAAAAGAACTAATTAATATAATACTATAGTAATACTTAATACTTAATACTTAATACTTAATACTTAATACTTAATACTTAATACTTAATACTTAATACTTATATGTAAATTTTACCAATCCTGAAAAAAAAGTAAAGAGAAAAAGTTTTCAACCATGGGTATATTTATAATAAACGATAAAAGTAAAAAAATAAGAAAACACAATGGCGGATTTATTAATGAAAATGCCGATTCCTTATGAACCTAAAAGACAGAATAGGTTTATTTTAAGGTTTCCTTCATCTTTGGGTATCAATGAATGGTTCGTAGAATCTACTGCCAGACCTCACATTACGATTAACCCAACAGAAATACAATTTCTAAACACCTCAACATATGTTGCAGGCAGATTTAACTGGCAAACAATTCCAGTTACATTCCGTGACCCAATCGGTCCTTCTGCAGCACAAGCTTTAATGGAGTGGGTACGTTTACACGCAGAATCTGTAACAGGCCGTATGGGATATGCTGCAGGTTATAAAAAAGATATTGACCTAGAAATGCTCGACCCAACGGGTGTTGTTGTAGAAAAGTGGATTCTGTACGGAACATTCCTTACAGATGTAAACTTCAATTCGCTTAACTATTCTCAAGATGGCTTGGCTACAATTTCAGCAACCTTAAGAATGGACCGCTGTGTATTGATTTACTAAATTATTTATTTATTTTTTTTACTGAGTATATTTAACCGTAGAGCCGAACTCTACGGTTTTTTTTATTATGGACCAAGAAACTTTAAATTACTCACAACAGAATTTCTCACTACCTCATGACGTAGTACCACTCCCTTCTCAAGGAATTTTTTATAAAAATAAAAAGGGTTCCATCAAGGTGGGGTATTTAACGGCAAGTGATGAAAACATCCTTATCGCTGGGGGTAAAGATATGACCCTAAATTTACTTAGGGCTAAAATCTACGAACCAGGAATTAGACCTGAAGAATTACTTGAAGGAGATATAGAAGCTATATTAATTTTTTTAAGAAATACAGCTTTTGGTCCTACGATAGAACTTAATCTGAAAGACCCAAAAACTGGAAAATCATTTCAAGCTACGGAAAGATTAGATGAACTAAACATAAAACGTGGAATATCTCCAGACGAAGATGGTCTTTTTGCAGTAACACTTCCAGTTACAGGAAAAAATATTAAATTAAAACCATTATCATTTGGAGAGAGTAATGAAATTACTAATCTAATAGAAACATATCCCCAAGGTAGAATTGCTCCAGCAAGAACCTGGCGTTTGCAAAAAGAAATAGTTGTGGTTGAGGGCATTTCAGACAAGGCAGAATTACAAAAATTTGTAGAAACTATGCCCCTCGCAGATTCTAAATTCATAAAAAAATTCATGATTGAAAATGAACCAAAACTAGATATGGTTCGAGTTGTTATTGCCCCGTCAGGAGAAAAGCTGTCTGTGAACGTCGGCTTCGGGGTTGACTTTTTTCGCCCTTTCTTCTGATTACCGGCAGAATCAAATAGATGAATATTATTACCTTTCCCAACTATTCAATATTTCTTATTCTGATTTTATGGGAATGCCAATATTTATTCGCAAATATATGTTGAATAAGTGGGTGGAAGAAAAAGATAAAAAATAATTCCACTTCTATTTATATTGTAAACAAATTGTATGGCCGATAATCCAAATTTGGAAGATGAAGCATTCAAGAAATTCCTTGGTGAATCAGCAGATATTATAGGTAACATTGGAAGAATCCAGGATGGTATTTCCGATATTAATAGAAGCTTTGGTGAAACCAGAACGCGTTACTTAGAATTCGCTGAAGTTGTATCGGACAACGTAGCGGATTTTGTAAGATTAGGGGGTCAAGCTAGTGACATCAGTGATACAATTGCAAAAATAGCTGAAGGTTCAAGAAGAAATGTTGTTGCTACAGGTGAAACTGTTAAAGAAATTTTTGCCACAGCTACATACCTTGGAACTTCAAGCGAAAAGCTCACTGAAAATTTTGCAATAATCGGAGTTGAAATGTCCGACATTGCTGAAACCACCAAAGAATCGATTGATTACATACAATCTTTGGGTTTAAATGCAAGAACAGTTATGGAATCCGTCTTAACAAGAATGGAAGACATGAACCGGTTTAACTTTGAAGGAGGGGTACTCGGATTTACTAAAATGGCGGCACAGGCTTCTATGTTACGTTTTGACATGGGACAAACCGTTAAATTTGCGGATGATGTAATGAATCCAGATGGGGCAATTAAAATGGCTGCGGCATTTCAAAGACTTGGTGTTGCTTCTGGGGATTTGGTGGACCCTTTTGTTTTAATGGATAAATCCATTAACGACCCCGGAGGTTTACAAGATTCGATAATTGAAATGTCCAAACAGTTCACATACTTTGATGAAGCCACGGGGAATTTTAGAATCAATCCAGGAAGTATTCGTCTTCTGAAAGAAATTGCCTCAGAAACAGGTCTTAGTTATGAAAATATGACAAAAACTGCTATAGCCGCTCAAGAAATGGATAGAAGACTCAGCCAAATTTCGTTTGGTATACAAGGAAGTGAAGAAGACAAAATGCTTGTAGCCAACATGGCCAAAATGGGTGATGATAGAAAATTTTATGTTGAATTTGAGGATGAAACAGGAAAAAAACAAACTCAAGCGTTAGAAAATTTATCACAAGCTCAGTTTGAGCAGATAAAATTACAACAAGCAAACAGGCCAAAAACCATGGAAGATTTGGCAAGAGCACAACTAGATACCGACAAATTAATAGAAAGAGGCATAGCAGCACTTCCAATGAGTTTAGGCTATGCACTTGCTGGTCAAACGGGTTTAGTACGAGGTATTGAAACTTTGAGAGACGGTTTCAAAGAATTTACCAATGAAGCCTATGGTGGTGAAAATCAAATTCCGGCAACTAAAGAATTTAGAGAAGCTTTTGAAGGTGTAGGTGATAAGCTTGGTGAAGTTGCAAATAATTTTATAATGGGTAATTCGACATTAGAAGAGGTTAAAAATGAGTTGCTTAATAGTGTTATGAACGAAAGCATTGATTTAAATATGGCAACAAGATTGAATAACGTAATAGAAAGTTTTAATAAAGTAACTGAGAGAGGGGAAAAATTTCAAAATGTTCTAGGTACAACTCCTGATAACAGATATCCAAGCTGGGAAGAACACCAAAGGCAACAAACCCAAAGAGGTCAAACTACAATTTCTGGACAAGTTGCTGTTGGAGGAACAATTAATATAAAGGTGGATTCCCCATCAAACTTAACAGAGCAACAAGTATTTAACATTTTTAACAACCCAGAAGTACAGACACAAATGTTTAAGATTATCAAAGGGATGTCAGAGGGACTAATCAAACCCTTAGAAAAAAAATAATAAACTTCTATTTATCAATAAAAAGTTATAATGGCAAGCCCACTAGATTTCCCTAGTTCAGAAGTTTTCAGAAAAAAACTTGTAGTAAGAAATTTAGTACCTTACAAAAAATCACCAAAAATACCAGACCCCCCTTATAACTACGAAACTATTCAAAGGGATTTGTCCCCAGTTGACACTGACGATTCCCTAATAGATACACCAATTCTTGCCAATTTACTTTATCCCTTAAACCAATACGGTGCTGAGGGAGGGTACAAACAAGTACCTTATATTGGCGCTTTACAGAACACAAATAGCAACGAAGGGGAGTATGGATTCCAAGATGCTAATATTATTGATGAAGGGTTTTCTGCTGCTCAAGTAGGATTTCCAGGAATAGCTCCAGCATGGAAACCTCTTAATGCTTATGCTAGTACCGACCAGTTAACGGATTCAGCTGAATTTTTTGGTTCATTAGAAATTCTTACACAGAATAATGGTCGTTCCACAAATGCACAACCATATCCGAATTTTAATCCTTCATCCTATCCTCTAATTGGTATAATGTTAAATCCAGACCCGCAAGGTTCTGATGGATTATTATCGAGTGATTCGTTTTTGGCTAAACTAGGTGCCACATCACTTAGAAGGCAGATTGAATACAACATTGCACAGCAGATTAGAAACAACACTCGTGGGCGTGCTAATTTCTTGAATGTAAACGGGGGGGAAGACATTCTGGCGTTCATCAATGGTAGAGTACCTCTGTTAGAGCCAAACTGGAATATCACGGAGGGTTCAACCATTGTGGGTGCTGCTGCTGGTTTATTGAATAGAATTTCAGGTTCATACGCTCCTTTTTCTGTTATACCAGGAAACTATTTTGACTCACAAATAAACAGCAGAATACCAACAACCGGACAACAACTTGCTTCTGCATTTCTAGGGCCAAATGCCGCAGCAGGACTTGGGAGATTTTTTGCCAGATTAAATTCGCAATCAAATTTAAGGGGCTCAATATTATTTTTAGAAAATACTGGAGGGGGACAAAGGTCACAACTTTTTAAAAACATTGATTATAACCTTTACAAGCCAGGTTATGATAGACCAATTTTTGATAGAGTAGCTGGAGCTCTGCAAGGAAGAAATACCAATAATGGTGAATACTATATTGGTAGTGTCAAGTCAGAACCTAGTCAAGTATTTTCACCATCTGGAGATGTGCCCGTTGACCAGTTTGGACGTGAAATTCAAGCCCCAGTATATGGACCTCAAGAATTGGCTCAATTATATGAAGGTCCTGGCCAAGCCTTAAACCTCGGGGCCAATGGACCAACATATAGTAGTGGTGGTGATATTGTTGGAGGATTTACTTGGGTATCTCCAAAATTTAAAGGCAATGCTGGTAAATTTGTTGGACAGGGTGGTGACCCTGTTGCTGAAGACCCAGATTTTAGGCCGTCGGCTTACCAACCCACTGAATCAACTGAGTTTGAATTCAGACAGGGGTCTATTATGGACGATACCCAAAGGATTATTGATTCCCAACCAAGAGGTGGAAGAAGACTTCAACACGTGGGTAATGCCATTGACCAAGTATCTAAAGTTTTCAATGATGGATATAAAGAAATTACCAAGGGTTCAAAAGTAAAAAGATATGTTGGGGCAATAGGTGCCGAAGTTGGTGTAGAGTACTGCAGAATTTTTCAAAAAGATACTCCTTATTTGCAATATAATGATTTGCAAAAAGTTGATGGTATTACAACCGAAGGAAGAAGATTTTCTTATTCAATTTTCGACAAGACTTATAATTTAAACATTGCCCCAAACAAAAGAGAAGGTGGCCAGGATTCAACAAACATTATAGGCGGTCCAAATGGTTATGCGAAAAAATACATGTTTTCTCTTGAAAACCTTGCCTGGAGAACTTCAAATAGACCAGGTTATACTGTGGCTGATTTACCTGTTTGTGAAAGAGGCCCGAACGGAGGCCGAGTTATGTGGTTTCCACCATATGGTTTAACATTTAGTGAAAGTACTAGAGCAAGTTTTAAACAAACAGATTTTATCGGTAGACCAGAACCTGTATTTACCTATTCAAACAGTTCTCGTTCAGGTTCGTTGAGTTGGAAGATTGTTGTTGACCACCCATCAGTATTGAATATGTTAGTCAACAGAGTTCTTAATGATACCAACATTAGACAAAGAGCTGATGATATTTTGGATTCTTTTTTTGCTGGTTGTAGAAAATACGACTTATATGAGCTTGCTAGAAAATATTACACGGTCAACCCAAATGATATTTTTGAAATTCAACAAAGACTTCAGACAAAAAATGTACCTGGAGAAGATGTTGAATATTACGTAAGAACGATTCAAACTGGTGGTTTTAACACTACTGATGGTGGTACTCAAGGGGCTGGAGGCACCTCAGCGGCACAAAACGCAGGACTACCCACAGGATACGATTACCCGGCTATACAACAATACGGTTTATATTTTGATAATGACATTCCAAAACCAAGAATAACAGTTGATAATTTTTTAGTGTATTACAACAGTTATGTTACTAGTACAAATAAAGATTTTTACAAAACAAAGGCTGCAAAATTCAACCAAGCGGACCAAGTTAGTGCTTTTTTCACTCAGGTTGTTGAAGGTAACAAAAATAAAATTGAAGAAATGTTACTGAAATTGAGTGAAGATTTGGGTAACGACCCAAATGCCTCTTGTTTTATAGAACTCGAAAGCAGTGCTTCGAATCCTCAAACACCCGAATATAATAAGGAACTGTCTGTTAGACGAATGGAATCTGCTGTAAAATATATTTTGAGTATAGGCAATCTTAGTACTTATTACCCGAAACAATTAACCCTAAACACCGATTCAACCTTAGGTGAAAACGTCTCAGAATTGAAAGTGTCGCCTGTGGGGGAAAATGCTCAAACTTTTAATACTTTTGACTGTTCATCCTCGGAACAGGACCGATTGTCCAACGATGCACAAGTTTACACTGTTAACGCCATGGCGTGCAGAAGAACCATTATCAAAAGCATTAATTTTGTTTCGTCACCAGCACCAGTGGATGTTGATGTTCCAGAAGAAATACCATTTTTCGATGAACAAATTATTGAACAAAGAAGAGCAAAAAAACCTGTTACCGAGGTTGTTGAAGAGACCGTGTTTAGAGATAACATCACTAAGAGAGTTTTGAGAAGTTTGCTCTCTGAATGTGATTACTTTGAAGTTATCAAACAAGACACCCCGATGGTTTATGATAGTTTGAGAGAAAAACTCAAATTTTTCCATCCGGCCTTTCACTCAATAACACCAGAGGGATTGAATTCTAGATTAACTTTTTTGCAGCAATGCATGCGCCCAGGGGATACAATTCCTACAGTTCAAGTTGATAATCAAGGAGGAAGTACATTACAGTACAACAATGCTGTAAATACCTCTTTTGGCACCCCACCAGTATTAATCCTTAGAGTTGGTGATTTTTTCCACTCTAAAATAATACCGGACAACCTAAACATTACCTATGAAGATTTAGATTTAAATCCTGAAGGCATAGGTGTTCAACCAATGATAGCAAACATCACACTATCGTTTCAATTTGTGGGAGGCCAAGGTTTAAAAGAATCTGTTGATAAATTGCAAAACGCACTTTCGTTTAATTACTATGCTAACACAGAAATTTACGATGATAGAGCTGACGCCACCGATGATAGTTACAAAGTTATTGACCAACAATTCCTGGACCAACTGAACCTCAAAACCCCACCACCAACAATTAACCAGGCAACTAACACGCAACCGAAAAGTAATTTAGAGTTTATTGGTAAAGTGTTAACAACAACAAATACACCTAATGGAAATGTTGGGACAATACAATATAAAGATTATATGACTAGTGTTGTTGGGGAAACTCAAAACTATTTTGCAACTATCAATAATAAAATACGTGATTTAAATTTGCAGTACAATAACGCTGTAAGACAACAATTTAGTTTCAACAGGAGATACAGGGAAGGTCAAATGTTGGCTGACAATTTAGGGAACGGCGTACCTCTATTTGGTAAGCCATCAACATTCGAAAAAGATGTTAACGATGTATTTTCTGCTTTTATTGACGACATAGATAACAATTCAGAAGGTTACATTACATATTTGAATGAACAGGTAGGTTTTTTCTCTAACAAAACGATTAGAGTAATTAAAAATAATTACAAAGATTTTATTAACAGCTACAGAGGTGAATTCCAAAATGGCGCTACTAGCATTCTTCAAAACATTGTTGATGTTCAAACTTCGTATATTCAAACTCTATCTAGAGCAAATGTCCTCCTATTCAATGTAGACCCAACTCAAGGAACTGATGGATTCCAAAGAACTGATGGAAACGTAGTTGTTATTGACATTTCTGGTACAACAGAAGTTTCTCCAGCGTCCGCTGGAGTTAATAACACATTAGATGAATTAGTTTCAGATTTGGGTATTATAGTTTCAGCGTTAAATTCCTTTGAAATTGCAATTGAAAATGAGTATACCGCAAACATAAGTGGAAAATCCTATACCGGGTTCCTTGCTACAACGCCGAATGAAGAGCAAACAATAAAGACCAAAGTTTTTATACCATTTACTGAAAGTGATTTTTGGGAACCGGTATCAAACGCGCGCCAATACTTTATTTTATCTCAACAGGTTATTGATGAAAATAAGTATAACACTTTTAAAAACGCAATAATAGGAAATTTAAGGGATAATACCTCAGTTCTAGGAAACGTTACTTTCCAACAAGTTGAAGCAAGTTTTGACAATTATTGGAAAGGGCTTGCAAGGCCAGTATATCAATTAGAGAATGGTGCAACAAATGAATTTTTAACGGACTTTCAAACGTCAGAATTGAAAAACTTTTTAAATTTTACCCAAATTAATTTAAATAAGGAAAGAGTTTTCACTTATGAAACAAATTTACAACCTCAATCAGAACAAATAGAGCTTATAAAGAATTTAGGTAATAAAAATAACATTGATACTAATGTTACTTCATGGACAACATCTTTAGGTAATGTTATTATAGGTAAAGCACAACTTTTATAACAATGGCGTTTAATTATTACAATAGATATTCCCCTTTTCAAATAAATGGAGAAACAAGTGTGGTTCCATTTGTTGCACTGCCACCAAAACCCTCTGATAGAATTTTTGTTTATAAAGTTGGTAGAAGTAGATTGGACACCGTATCTCAAGAATATTATAATACACCTTTTTTTTCTTGGTTAATATTGCAAGCTAATCCACAATTTGGGGGATTGGAAAATAATATATTTGACGGGGCGGTATTGAATATTCCATATCCTTTGATAACTTCATTACAGGATTATAAACTAGCGGTGGAAAATTATTTTTATTATTATGGCAGATAGCATTTATGGTGAGAATTCTGGTAACATTTATGTTGAAGCAGATTATAGTAATATTATTTTAGTTGACCCGAATAAAACTACGCGTATTGGTCCAGGTGGTAAAGCTATTATTGAAGATAGAGTGGTTGACCACGAAAATCTTGTTATGTATGCTAATTTAGAAGCGTCAGTTTTACCAAGAACTAAACTTGCCATAGGAGGAAGTCCCCAAGATAATCTCAGAACAATATCAATCGCTTCAATAAATTTTTTGAAACCAAACGACGATGAATTTTTAAGCACCGGTTATTATGATGATTTGACTGGCTTAAATTCAAATCAAGGCAAAGCTAGAACGCAAAGATTTGAAAGTGTTGTCAGTAATAACCAAGAAGGTACAAAGTTTTATAAACAATTTACTGCAACAGATAATAGAGGCCGAGTAATTGATACTGGATTGTTAGGAATTACTAGTATTATAATTGAAACTTCACTTTCTTTTATACCGAAAGTGACAATAGAATTAGAAGATGTGCAAGGTAAAGCTTTGTTCGAATCTGGAGACCAGTCACCATATGCTGCATTCTTCAATTTACCTTATCCCCCTTTTTATTTGACAGTTAAAGGATGGTATGGACAAGCAATCAGATACCAACTTAATTTACAGAAATTCACAGCAAGGTTTAATACGTTCAGTGGTAATTACCAAGTATCTCTAACGTTTTTTGGGTATAAATACAACATCTTGAATGAACTCTCAATTGGGCACTTGATTGCAACACCGCACATGTACAGTAAAACTTTTAATATAACCCAGAGTGATATCAGTTTACAAAATAGTGTGGTGGTAAACCAAACTCTTCAAGAAGGAAACCTTATTGGAGATTCAACGATTTCAGATTCAGAAACAAGTATTGAAACCGTTTCTGAAAAAGGATATCAAAAAATTAAAGAATTGTATGCTGAATACAAACAAAAAGGTTTAATTCCTATAGATTTTCCTGAGTTGACTGTTGCTGAAATGGCATACAAACTACAACATTTAGAGCAGGATATATTAAATGAATTTAAAAACAAAGCAGATTTACAACCATTAACAGACGCAACAACTTATGGTAAGTACCTTAAAGATTATTTTGAAAAAATAAGGGGGCAACAAAATTCTTGGTATATTAAGTATATTAACCC